GCTACTTATTGTTCCGGCTGTAAAACCCATCCGCCCGTTGGGGAGTTTGTCTGGGTTGGAACGGAAGAGGTTGTTGGGTCTTAAATCAAATTGGGTGCCGGGGGGGTTAAATCCCCCTGCCCCATTTTTTAAAAATGGAGATTAAATGAAAACAACCAAATGGGATTACGCTGTGCGAATCTGGGCAGCATTTTCTTTAATCATAATTATCTGCGGTATTTTATTTGGGGATTCGAATGTCGATGTTCAAAAGTCAGTAGTAGTTAGGTCCCCACCTATGGAACAAGAACCATTCCGGATAATTACTAGGGGCTTTCGTAATCTTTTAGTTATTGAGTATGAAGACCACCATTATCTAACACACATTTTTAAGGGAACGTTTCTGCATGTAGTTAGTTGTCCAGGAGTTCACCAATGAAAAAAATTACTCAAGGGACAAGAACTTATCCCACTTTGGAGAATATCACTTTCCCAAAAGAAGGGGAATATTTTAAACATCCTACAACTGGGGAGTGGCACGCCAACGCTCCAGGTAATCATTATGGAAATTTAGATAACCATACTGTGACCGAACACGAGGATGGAACAATCACGGTTTCCCCTTCAATTTTAATAACCGATGGTGAGAATAAAACGGAATGGCATGGGTATCTGGAAAAAGGCGTTTGGAGGTCAGTGTAATTATGATACCGGATTTGGTTAACGCACTTTTTGAGTTTGGCGGTTCTATTTATATCTGGATAAATGTTTTCAGAATTTTAAAGGACAAGAAGACCCGGGGCTTAGATTGGAAAAGCTGGATTTTTTATACCATATGGGGGATGTGGGATTTTTATTACTACCCCCACCTTGGGCAATGGATAAGTTTTTGGGCGGCTGTAAATTTGTCAATTGGAAACGTTACGTGGGTATGGTTGGCTTTTAAATATAGGGAGGAATAAATGCGGCCACCTAAAGGCGGTTTTTCGTGTTCAAAATGCGGCAAGAGGGAGGATTTTATAAGCGCAATTTCCCACAAATGTTCTTGGTGGAAATTGTTTTTTACTTGGATTTTTAAAAAAGGGAGATGAAATGAAAACAGGAATTGAATTAATTGAAGAGGAACGGAAAAGGCAGATTAACAAAGAGGGCTTTACTGCCGACATGGACCAGCTTAATGCGAAGGACGGAGTTTTAGCAAAGGGGGCTGCTTGTTATTGCACCACTTCACAGACTGAAGAAACAAAAGCGGATCCCCCTATCACCTGGCCATGGGGTAAAGGATGGTGGAAACCTAAAACAAAACTGAGGAACCTTGCCCGGGCGGGAGCTTTAATAGCGGCTGAGATTGACAGGATTCAGGCGACGGCATGAGCGGTGGGGATAGTAAGGGGGAGTTGGAACGGACCTTTAAGGAATTGAAGGCGATTAAAATTCTTATTCGTCTGCCGGTAACAAATAGCCAAATGCTTCAGGCCCATGAACTTTTGGATGATTTAATACCACGGCTTGAATTGATTTTGAAAGCCCACCCCACCCCCAAAGAAGAATGGATAAGCGTGAAAGAGAGGCCGCCCGAAACCAATGTAACAGTTCAGGCTTGGAGGCCGGGGAAATACCCTGCCGGGGAATACGCCCACGCAACTTACCAACCAGACGTTTATCAAAAATGGTCGGCGTGGCTTTTGGATAAAACGTCTGAATGGTTTGAGGGTGTAACCCATTGGATGCCCTTACCCTCCCCACCCACTAAGGACCAGACAGAAAAGGAGAACGAATGAGCAAAAAAAACCCTTTTGATGTGTCAGAATCAACCCTTCAAGAGATTCGAGAATTGCAAACGTCCAAAATAGAGTTAAAGCCTTGCCCTTTTTGTGGGGCTGAGGTTTCGATTGAAAAAGATACGTATGGTAATTTCTGTATTTCCCACGGAGATTCAGAAAACGATTGCTTTTTGGGGATACGGCGCGATCCCTGGTCAGATAAAGGTTTGTTGATTCAATATTGGAACGCCCGCCCCATTACCCCCAAAGAGGAAGGAAAGGTACTAAACAAAAGCGAGGCTGATTTAATTGGAAGGGTGATTTTGGATATTGGGCGCGGTAAGCCAGTTAGAGATTTTGAAAAGGCGTTCCAGATTTTCAAGGACCACACTCACACTAAGGACGAGACAAAAAAGGATGGGTGCCATCACAAAAAGGTCTTTTCGAAGAGGATGTTGATGAGTGATCCGCCACAACAAGACTGGATATGTTCAAAATGTGGAATAATGGGGAGAGAAACTATTGGCCATCTTGATGTGGGGGAAACTTACGCTGATATTTACCAGCGTTTCCAAACCATACAGAAAGAAGGGATAAAATAATGAAAATTTTTAGTTGTCTTATCCTAATATTTGCCCTTGGGTGTGATGATGGCCCCAGGAATGGGACTATTTTGTCTAAAATATACGTGGGAAACGTCAAAAGCATAAGTGCTTTTAGCCCATATCTTTCCACGGTAACAACCGACCAGGCTATAATAAGTGTGGATGACGCCGCATCTGCAATAATTGGGGACAGTGTGTTTATAGTTAAGCGGGTTGGCTATTATGATTGCTTATTTATTCGGGATTTTAGTTACAGGATTAGTGCCCAGAAAAGTAAGGCTTTTGATTTTTTAAATATTACTGAGAGAGTAGCGCAGCCGAGTGATTGATATTAAATCTACCGGGAACCAAATTGTCCGAACAGGATAACCTTCCCCTCATAACGGATCTGCCGGCGGATTGGAAACCCCCATCCTATTGCTTGAAAACAACCGAAAAAGAATATTCCACGGCTTGGGATAGAATAGAACGGGTTTCTTCGGTCGAATGGTTCGAAAAAAACATAAAACTTTCAAAAAGAATCTCCGCTTTCCCCGGATATTATTCCCGTTATAATTTTCCTTTCCAGGTTGGATTCTTGGAATTGTTCGACGATATGGACAGCAAAGAAATTTCTATGCAATGGGGCACCCAGCTTGGCAAAACAACGCTATTTGCGGCGATTCCCTCAAAAGTGGCCAGTACAGACCCTTCCCCAATGCTTTTTGTTTGTACAGATGAAAATCAGGCAAGGGAAGTAAGCGACGAAAAAATAATGGCAACCGCTGAAGAGGTGCCCGGGCTTAAAGAAAAACTGCTTCCCAAGGCCCGCCGGGATAAATTGAAGCCCGATTTTGGGGATTGCGTGGTGTATATGGGTTGGTCGGGATCCACAAGTACCCTTGGCGGGCGTCCTTGTCGCTATGTTATAGGAACCGAGCTTTCAAAGTGGAACCGGCAGAAATCAGAAGAGGCGGATCCGGGGGATTTGGTCAGGGAGCGTGTTAAGGGGTTCTGGGATTCCAAAATGATATTTGAGGGGACCCCAACGGTTAAGGGGATCTGCCGAATGGAAGCTTTGGAAAAGTCGGCGAATCAATCCCTCAAATTCAAGGTACCTTGCCCCCATTGTGACCACCACCAGGTGTTAACGTTCCGCCAGCTGAAATTTAAGACTAAACCAAAGTTTACACGGGACCTCGCCGAAAAATCAGCCTATTATCAGTGCATAAAATGCAAGAAAAAGATCGAAGATCACCACAAAATGCCCATTATGCGGCGTGGAATTTGGGCAGAATACGAAACAAAGATCCCCAAAAGCTTTATAAATCAGCCTGTAGAGACTCGGGGGACCATTTATTACACCCCGGGTAAGGAAAAAAAGCGGATCCATATTCAATTGGGAAGCCTTTATTCCCCTATTTTAACGTTTGGTGATGTCGCTTCGGAGTTTGTCCGGTCCAAATTATCGGGTTCTTTACAGAATTTTTTTAACGGATGGGCAGCTGAAACCTGGACGCATCGGCAAAAAGAATATGAATGGCAAAGCCTAAAGAAAAAATTGCAGGTTCAAGTTTTACATGGCGGGGCCCCTGAATGGGCGGTCTTTTTAACGGCTGGGGCAGACGTTCAGGCACGGGTTTGTTATTTCACGATCCGGGCTTGGGGTTATGGGGGCCGGTCCCGGCTTGTGGTTTGGGGTCAATCACCATCAATTAAAATCATCGAAGATTACTGCCTTAAGACCAGCTACAAAAAAGCCGGAACCCAAATTAAACTTCCAGTTTCACTTCTCGGGGTTGACTCGGGATATAATTCCTACAAAGTCTATTTGTGGGTAAATCAGATGCGGGAAAAATACGGCGACCAGGTTCGACCAATTAAAGGCCAGCCCGCAGCGCGTGGCATTTATTGGGCTTCGGATATTGAGCGTTCGGGGGAAGATGGCAAAGTGATTCCCGGGGGTATTCAGCTTTGGAACATTAACGATCACCATTGGAAAAGCTTCGTGGTGCAAAAATTTGATATTCCCGCCACCTTTCCGGGGGCTTGGGAAGTTACCAGCGACGCCGACGAAATGTATATGCGGGGAATCACAAGTGAGGTTTTGGTCGAAACCAAAAATAAATGGGGTCAAAAAGCTTTCGTTTGGGAAATTGTGGATCCCGAAGTGGGAAATCATTACCTGGACTGCGAAAAAATTGATGCCTGCATGTGGCATATGCTAGGCGGGGAAACCTTAGAAGACCCGACAGGGGGTAATGAGGAACCCCCTTATGATCCAAGCGAAGAGGAAACGGGGGAGGGCGACGTTTTCGGCGGCGGTTTTCTTGGCGGTGCGGAAAGTATGGGTGGTCCGGGCCCGGATTTTCTCAATTAATTGCATTTTCTATACCCTTTTATTAAATTTGGGGAATGGCTATTGACTGGACCCCTATTGTCGAAAAGTTACAAGCGGACCTTTTGGCGGGGCAGCCTTTAATAAAAACCCGCGTTGGCGTCCAGGGTGGGAGTAAAACGTTCCGAGATTTTAAAGACATTGCCAGTCTTGATACGATCGAACGCAACCGGGACGCCACAGACGAGCGGGACCAAAACGGAATCATGTCTTTAGCTGAAATTGATTTCAATCTGTAATGTTTGAACCCACCACTTCAGATCCAAACAATAAAATCGGTCTCGCCGATCGAATGGGATATTTCCTTTCAAGTATTTGGGGAATTTTTGCCCCGGCTGCCCAGGTTCGGATGGATGCGGCAAGAATGATGAAAGGCCAGCTACGCTCAATAAATTCCCATACCGACGGAATAGATTATCGGAGCTATAACGCGGCAAGCACAAACCGGTTTAACAAGAATAGGGTGTCAACAGATGGAACAGCCAACGCGGAATTGCTTAACACAAATGCACTTGCTACAATCCGAAAAGTTACTCGCGATATTATTAGAAACAGCCCGATTGGGAAGGCCGCCAAAAGAGCCCTTGCGGCTCACATCGTCGGGAAGGGAGTTACATTACAGGCCAACGCTACAAATTCAGAAGGCGAACCCCTTCCCGAACTTAACCGTAAGATAGAAAGATTTTGGAAAATCTGGTCCGGGAGCGGGAAACAATGTGACGCCCGCCGGAAAAAAAGTTATAACCGGTTTCTTAATCAGGGGATTGGGCAATTGGCGGAGGGCGGAGAATATATTATCAATAAAACGGCCCGCCGGGATCCCGGAAATCTTCTCGCTTTAAAATTGGAAGCTATTGAAAACGATCTACTGGACGAAAAGTTGACCCGGGGGTCCGGGACCGCAATTGCACCAATTCCTTTAACCCGAAGCGGGGAAGCTATTATCGGGGGAATTGAAATCGACAAATTTGGAGCCCCAATCAATTATAATTTTTTAAGATTCGATAGAAATTTCCTTAATATTACACACGTTGGGCACAATTCAATCCCAGCCCGTCAAATTATTCATGCTTATGTTGAGGACCGACCCGGCCAATTGCGGGGGGAGCCATGGTTCGCTTCTTGCCTTGGTTATTTGCAGACGGCGGACCGGGCCGTCCAGGCAGAGCTTTTCACCCTGGAAGTGCAGGCTTGTTTATCCGTCGTTTATAAAAGCGCTACCGGGGGTGCTAAAAAGTTCCTTGGTGCGGAAAATGTGGGCGCCAACCCAAAAATAGACGCAAATAACAACCGGATCCGGAAATTGTCTCCCGGAGCGATTTTTGAAATTCCGGGGGCCGATGATATTAAGGTTGTGGACCCCAAAAGACCAGGCGGGACCTTTGAACCCTATATAAAATTTGTTCTTCGGTTTGTGGCGGCTTCTCTGGGGATGTCTTATTCTAAAATTGCAAAAGATTATTCGGACGGAAATTTCTCTTCCAAAAAAATGGAAGATAGCGACGATACCCGCCACATTGAAACCTTTCAAGATTGGTATTCCGACGAGGTGAATGTTCCAGTTTATGAGGATTTCGTGGAAGAGCTTGTTTTGCGCGGATTAATTACGGCCCCGAATTTTCTGGAATTAAAACCTTTTTATTTGCAGTCCAAATGGACATTCACCCCGAAACCTTTTCAGGACCCCTTAAAGGACGCGGCAGCGAACCGGGAAAGATTGAAAGACGGAACGCTCACGTTAAAAGATTTTTGGTCCGAGCGGGGGGTTGATTTTAGAGATGTAATCGAGCAAATTGGAGAAGAGGCAAAGTTACTTGCACAAAAAGGGGTGATTCTTGACAGATTTGGAAACGCAACGCCTGGACAATCGGCAGCCACTACGGCGAGTGATATGCGTTCGAATGTTCTTACTTTAATAAACCAAGCGCTTGGCGACAAGCTTTTGGAAAATTCGGAATCGGAATAAGGGAGAAACCATGGGAAAAGAAAACGTTGATGATATTTTACAGCAAATTGCAAAGGGAACTTTTTGTATAAGATCCGCACACGTTACCCCCAGCACAATCGACACAAAGAAGCGATCGATTGAGGCTGTTTTAGCAAGTGAGGCCAGGATCTCGGAGTTTGATTTCGAACGCGGGGAAGTTATCGACGTAATTTTACTGGTTGATGGGATGGAATTTGCGGATCAAATTCCTTTCTTGGATTCTCACGGTCGGTTTTCGATCGAAGACCAGATTGGATCCATTAGTGAGTTAAGAACCGAGAGAACCGAATTATTGGGACGGGCATTTTTTGGACGGACCCAAAAAGCAAACGATGCATTTATGATGGCCGAAGACGGCCATATCACGGACCTTTCAATTGGATTTAAAAAAGAAATTACGGTTTTCGTGGAAAAAGGTAGCACTTTCGAGCAAGGGGGCCGAAGTATTGAGGGCCCAGCAGTTATAAGCCTAAAAACCACAATTAAAGAGGGTTCTCTTCTTTCAATTGGGGCTGACGAAGGCGCAAAACTTAGGGGTGCGGGGGTGGAGAGCATACAAGATCTTGACGCGCTAAGGAAATTAATATATAATTTGGAGGATGATGTACGATCAGCCCGTTCCACTATTTCCTTATTGTCAATTGCGAATCAAAAATTAAATCTCAGGAGCTAAACAAAATGTTACCTCTCAAACAATTTATTAAAAACTTAAAAGGATCCGGGGTTCGGGCGCAGACAATTCTGGATCAGGCAAAATTAATCTACACGGACACCAGGGGCGAGGATATTTTGGCAGCCATTATGGTCGCGTTTCCAGATTTTATAGCTCGGGCTGATAATTCCGGCGGAAGTGGTGACGGTGGATCCGGCGACGGCGGCTCGGGTTCAGGTTCAGGTTCAGGTTCAGGTTCAGGTTCCGGCGACGGCGGAAGCGGCGATGGCGGGTCCGGCGATGGTGGCTCGGGTTCGGGTTCGGGTTCGGGTTCAGGTTCCGGCGATGGCGGGTCCGGCGATGGTGGATCAGGTTCAGGCGAAGGCCGGTCCCTTCAAATTGTTGAGATTTGCGAAATTGCAGGACGCAACGATTTAACCCCGCAATATATTCGTTCAAATTTAAGCGTGAAAGCGGTACGGCTGGACATCTTGGCAAAACGCGACGCGCAAAACCACCCCATAGGCGAACCCAGTCTTCGCGGCGGGAGAATTCAAATTAATAAAGACGAAAGCGACAATTTTCGGGACTTTGCGCTCGGAAACCTTTTACTTCGGACGCAATATCCCGAGAAAAAAATTGAGGAAAATACTGGCCTGAAACTTGCCGATATCAAAAAAACCAACGGGCGAAGCTTAAAATTGATTGATTACTGCAGGCGGCATTACGAAATTGTCGAGGGACATTCCGCAAGTCTCGTTTCCCACGAAGAGCTTATGACCCGTGCCCTTGGGCATTCGACGGGGGATTTCACAAATATTTTGGCAGACGTTGCCAATAAATTTGCGGCTTTGGGTTACGAAGAACAGCCCGTGAGCTATACAAAATGGACCGGGCGCGGCTCAATCACAGATTTCAAGCCTACAAATATTATCCAGTCTTCGACCATGGATGATTTGCCAGAAATTCCAGAGGGCGAGTCGCCAAAACAAATCAGCATGAGCGACGCAAAAGAAACTGCTCAGCTGAAAACCTTTGGGGGAGTCTTTACCCTTTCCCGGAACGGCCTAATTAATGACGATCTTGGAATGTTTTCCACGGTCCCGAGAAAAATGGCGGGGTCCGGTCGGCGTAAAATTAATAAGCTTGTTTATGCTGTTTTGACCGACAATGCCAACATGGCAGACGGAACCCCACTTTTTGACGCGGCCCACGATAACTTAGGTACCGCTGGCGTGGTTTCTAACACCACGATCGGTGAAGGTGTAAAAATTCTCAGGCTTCAGACCGACCCGAAAGGAAACACCCTCAATTTATTTCCCCGATATTGGATTGGGCCAGCCACAATTGAAACCACGGCCCTTTCGGTTTTGCGCGGGGACCTTCCCATTGTTCACACCAAAGCAAACGAAACCGACGTTTGGCGCGGTCAATTCGAAACGATTATCGACGGCGAGTTGGATAAGGATTCTAACAAACAATGGTACATGGCTACGGACCAGAATATTCTGGATACCATAACGGTGTTTTTCCTTAACGGAAACGATGCGCCGATTATGACCGAAATGGACGCTGTGATTGGTGCCCCCCTTGGGCGCTCATGGCAGATATTGATCGATGTTGTGGCAAAGGCCGTGGATCACAGAGGATTAATGAGAAATGCAGGGGCCTAAAAGCCCAAAGTTAAGACCGTAAAATTAAAAAGTCTCAAAAAAATAGGAGCCCGAAAAAATGAATAATCTTAAAGTTGAAGCAAAAGAAGCGGTCTTTCTTGCAATTACCGCCGGAACCACGGCAATTGGCGCCAGTTCTATTGTTCTTGTTGCACAAGGCCGGATGATTGCCATTGCCCATGGGGCAATTGCAGCCAATACAAGCGGAACCGTTGTATATAAGGGCCGTTTTTCAATTGCAAAGGATGCCACTTTGACAATTGAGGTCGGGGATTCTCTCTTTTGGGATGTGGCAACCTCAAAGCTTACCACGGAACCCTTGGGGATTTACGCGGGCCGTTGCGCGGTAAAGGCAGCTTCGACCGATGCTAATGTTGAAATTGATCTTAACGAACCACCTCTCGGAGTAGCAGCCGAAGGTTCGGACCTTATCGTTTTTGAAGACGATTTTCTTGGGATTGATGGGGCGCTTCTTAAAGAAGCCGGATCCTTAGGGATTTGGGAAGACGTGGTTGTTGCAGGCGCTACCGTTGCTCCGGTCGCCGACGAAAACGGCGGGGCCATGAAATTGAATATTGAGGCGACCAGCGAAGCAC